AGAATACTTAGTGCCTTCATAATTCTTATCAGCAGAATAGCGAGAAGCAGCAGCTGAAGTATCAGCAGCATATCTTGTAGCACCGGCATGAATACCAGCAGAACCAAGAGTAGCATCACGAGAAATATTAGCTACAATCTCTTCCATAGCAGTATACTTATCAGCAACGGCTTCTTGAGTACGAGCATTAACGTTAGCAGTTTGCAACTGGGTTTGAGCAGAAAGCACCGATCCAAGCATTTGCACAAGAGCAGCATTAGCAGAAGTATCAACCTCGCCTTTAGCACCAGCAGAAGTAACGCCAGAAGCGGTAGCACCGGAGGGAACGGCGGCGCCGTTACCTCCCATAGCACTAAGCACCGGATTGAGACCGGCCGCTTTAAGATCACGAATCTCACGCTGATGCGCAGTATTGCTCATGTATTCCTGCCAAGACCGGCTCTTAGAGGCTTCCTGAGCGTTAAAACGCATAGCCAAAGCATTTTGACGCTCCTGCCAGTCGCGTTGCTCAGCGGCCATCTGAGCGCTGCGGGCAGTGTTTTCTGAAGCAATCCGCGTAATGCGAGAAAGAGCAGAATCCAAATTTCCGACAGCCGGGACACTCTGAACCTGAGCAGCATCCTTACCAGAAGTCATAGAATCACCCCTCAATGATGGTCAATCAGACCGGGGATAGAGTACATAGGCATCGGACGAGTAGTCCGGTTCTTGATATAGATATCGGCAAACAACTGATTGCTGACGCTGGAAGTAACAGCAAGAACACGATCCACGTTTGTCTTATCCTCACGAATCCAAGAATCCGAAAGCATAGGAAGAGCAGAATAATCATCAGCCAGATGCCAAACATCAAGAGACTGCGCATACTGGGAACGCATCTCACCAGTTACACGGGACGGCTTATAACGGTAGTCAGCCCAAGCTTCCTGATAGCCAAAGACCTGATCATCAATGACAGCACCAGCGGAATCCTTAACGCCGGGACCTTGGGCAAAAATCTCCTTGTTCTTCACAGCCTGTTCGCCGATATTGGCGAAAACAGGCCAATAGTAATCAAAGCGATCCTTACGAGACCAGAAACGTTCAAGACCCTGCTGATAGGTGTGATCATAACGAGCGACCATAACACCGATGACAAAACCATGCTCAGTGAAAGACTTGGTAAAATCGGAATGCGTATCCGTAGTGACAGACATACCAGTAACAGTACCTTGTGCCGTCTCGCCAGAGGACGTAGCTGACTGCTGGACAACCTGATTGATATTGATGGGAATACGGTTACCACCGAGATACTCGGGACGCTGAAGGCGAGCATCCGGAGAAGTCACGCCGAAATGAGACTTGAGAATTTCAATATAGCGAGACCCGCCGCGAGCGTCTTTCTCGTAGAGTTTCTGGATCTGGAACGCCATACGGAGCTGATTAATCGAAGCAGCAGCAGCATTACCAGAAGAAACAGCAATTAAACCAGACTTAGAAAGATCATCACCAAGCTGATCCTTAGTAGGAACACCAAAAACACCAGAAAGGATACCATCTGCAGGAGCCGAAGTAGAAACAGACTTACCATAAGAATTTGGATTTAAATGAAAACTTTCCGAATTGGGTACAGGATACAAACTACCATAACCAACAGAATTGGTTAAACCAAGAGATAAACCGTTACCAACGACAGCATATTCACCACCAGCAGCAACAGGAATACTTACATCCGGACCTTTCTGAGGGGAAGGAAGGCAACTCGTGAAATAGTCATGATACTTGGCGGCCTTGTAAGGCAAACCACCTTTGCAAACATCGGTCACAAAAGTGCCAGTATTAACGCCGGCTACAGTAGCATCATCGACGGGAACAACGAGCGGGTCAGATAGGTTTTCATCACGAAACCATTCATTCATTACCAAGGCATAAGCTCGGAAGGGAAGAGCACTAACGGAAAGATTAGGAACGCCGGTAGGCACACCGAGATAGTCGGCAATAGTTCCAACAGACCATCCACCAGAAGCAGGAGCAGTAATCTGAGGAATTTCATACTCTGTCTGAGGAATCCATGCAGATTCCGTATTCTCACCATTGAACTGCTTCCAATGAGACCAAGTAAGCCGATTCGGAACAAAGAAGAAATACGTGTCGAGATAGATGTTGTCCATAACCGGAGTAAGCAGCGTCTGCAAACGCACGACCTTGGATGTGTCCACGTTGAACGTATCTCCCGGTAATACTTCGTCAAGGAAAAAAGGTACAATGTCACCAACGTTAAACGAAGTCTTAAGAGAATGCGAGCGATCAAACGTCGAACGCCGGATATCGATATTCGTGGGATTAAGCGCGAAATGAGATTCAACATTACGGTTCATTCGGTAACCTCCTTTTTCGGCTCAACAGCCGGTTTTTCCTCCAGCTGGGACTGGTTGGACTCTCGCTCGGGCTTGATTCCGAGCTTATCGAGGAAATCAGGCTTGTCCATACCAGCCATGAACTCCGCAAAGTTATGGTTAAACTTTGCGCGGATATCGACGGGCAGAGAATTGAAAAAACTCTGACCTTCATTGACCTTATTCAAAAGATCAGCATAGGTCGTAGGCATATTGGTAAAATCACCATAAGCGCCCTGGACACGCGAAAGCGCGTCAACGTCGCCATTCTGATATCGAGCTAAGAGGACGTGGATATCAACGGAATCGGCGTGCGATTGAATGAAATCGTAAAGGTCTTCTCGGCCAGATTCAATGAGATCCATAACACCATTTTCATCAAATTTAGGCTGATAGAGAATCCGTTCGCGCTGACCTCCATTTGAAATGAAACGAGTTCTCGGACGATACTGAGTAGCAAATCCAAGCTTTTCATCATACATGATTACACATCCTTTCTCTGAATGGACGTACCATCCAAAATCACTTCGGGAAGTTGGGTCGAAATCGTGCCAGTCACGTTGTCAAACTCGCCGATCTTACAGAGGGCATAGTCCTCAATGTGAGAAAACAGAAGGCTTTCTTTCTGCATACAGGCGTGAGCAAAATTCCGCATAGCAGAAGAATCGTTCTGATCTACCGTAGGCGGAAGAAAGCCCGTGCGGGCATCACGAATAGAATAAACACCATATTTCATTTCAAAACCTCCAAAAAAGCTATAAAATAAGGACAACTTAAACAGTCCTGATCGCAAACATCAAAATACTCACAGTTAAAAGAATCCTCAATCATAGCCGGATACCTCCACGGAAGACAGTCGGATTAATGTTGATCTTCTTAGACTTCGCAGCAGTACGACGAAAAACCTTCTTGTCTTTCTTGGGACGCATAGGTTTACGCATTAGATACAACTCCTTTTTAATGATTTTATTCGGGCCAGCTGGTTGCGTTCTTCAACGGCAAGCTGGTCTAAATAACTAAGTGTGGTTTTCTGTAATTTTGCTTTCTGCGCTTCAGCTGCCATCTTCTGACGAACAGCCTTAAGCCTGGCAGATTCTTCCGGACAATCGACATCATAGAGCTTGTCATAATACTTCGGAGGTCGAAACTTCCTTCCTCCTTTCTCAGTCGAAATGTTGATGAACTCGTGTTCATATAGGTCAGGATGATCTTCATAGTACTGACGAGCAATACCGGGCTTGCGAGACATAAGCGAAAACTCAGGGACAATATTGAAGTTCTCATAGAACTCAGCTTCAGGTCCGGTAAGCTTCTTCATGACATAACGAGCGGTATAAGCGCAAGTCTCCCAAGTCACAGGAGCTACAACAGCAAAGCCATTCGGCCAAACTTCTTGCAGAGACGCAGAATTAAAATATTGAAAACCTTGCGCAGATCGCTTATAGGGAACAAGATCATCAAGCTCCAATCCAAAAATGATTGCATGATAATGAGGGCGAAACGTCAGAGAACCATACTCACCAGAAGCGAAGAAACGAATACCTTCACCAAATTTCTTTCGGAGACGCTTCATGAAAAGCTGAAAATCACGCTTCACAAGGGACATACTCGGCAGGGCCTCGCCGGTAGCAGGATCGGAATAGTAATGAATCGGAACATGAGCATCATCGTAAGTGAGAGTTACAAAGTAACTGGACTTATGATATTCAAGCTCGAGCATACAACGATTAGCCCATTCACGCGAACGCTGAATCCGACAACCGGAACATTTACCACAAGGTATTTCAATGAACTCGGTAACATCACCAGGACGACCAATAGACGGACTTCGCATACACGCAAAGCCTTCACCAGCACGTTCAAGATGGTCTACCTCATAACTCGTTACCTTGAGCAACCGTTTACCATCTTTTTCACCGAGAACAAAGGCTTTCAGCGGATGATAACATGGCAAGAAATCACCTTCTTTGTATGGGGATATTGTATCCCCATACACGGAATTTCAGTTAAGAACCTAAAACCATATTTATTATAACAGTTATAACAAGAAACATAAAGAGCAATTTCATAGATAGTTTATAAATTTCTGTAAAGATATTCATAATTTTCATCTCCTTTATAACATCATAACATAATCTAAAGTGCCACGCAAGCTAAACTTGGTGTCACTCAGCCCCATTACATC